TGAGTATTTTAAGCCAACGATTATTGTTAATAATGGTGATTCCTTTGATGGCGGTTCTATTAGTCGGTTTCCTCGCATTGGTTGGGATAAGAAACCTTCTGTCCAAGAAGAACTCGAAGCCAACAAGTTTTACTTAGGCGAGATAGAAAAGATACGACCAGCAGGATGTAGGCTCATTTGGTGTCTTGGTAATCACGATGCCCGATTTGAGACCATGCTTGCTGCACAGGCTAGTCAGTTTGAAGGTGTAGAAGGATTCCAATTAAAAGACCACTTCCCTTTATGGGAGGGGTGTTGGTCGTTTTGGGTTAATGACGATACTGTAATTAAACACAGGTTTAAGGGTGGCAGATACGCAGGCTATAACAACGCTGTAGCAGCACAAACCAATATCATCACAGGTCATACCCATGTATTAGCTTGTCAGCCAATTACAGGCTATTCTAAGACGATTTGGGGGGTACAGACAGGCACACTAGCAGAACCTAATAATATGCAGTTTGCAGACTATACAGAGGATTCGCCTAAAGATTGGCGTTCTGGCTTTGTTATGTTGTCTTGGGAACGAGGCAAGATGCTCATGCCGGAGATGATCCAAGTTTGTGGTGAGGATGAGGTAGAGTTCCGAGGAGAGATTCTAAAGGTATGATCCAGCTGACATCCACCATTCTCAAAAATATGTACACCATGCTTGTGGTGTGTGAGCCTTTTGATAATTGGAATATGCCGCTACCAGAGCAGATTAAGTTCATTGTGGATCACGATCCTGACACCATGGGAACGTACCTCTACGATGATGGGGGCAAGCATGAACACATCATTACTATCTCAGCTGCTCGTTGTGGCTGGCTCGAAACAAGTATTCGTACCATGGCGCACGAAATGATCCACGCTAGTAGGTGGAACACTTCTACTTGTGCATGGACTAAGCACGATAAGACTTTTAGATACAGAGCTAAGTTAGTATCAGAGTCCTTGGGGTTTGATCCCTTGGAGTTATGACTTAACTACAACAAGTCCTCGTTCAAAAAGTTCACCAATGGTTGCTCGGTGCGCCTGTTCCCACATCTCAATCCTTGCGACTTTTGTAAGTGTGCTAGATGTATCGGCTTCCGCATGGCAGCGAAAACAGAGGCTTGCAATGCGAAAATCGGATGACTTAAGTCCACGACCTTTTCCATCTCTAAGCTGGTTGGAATGTGCAGCCACAACAGTTCCATCTTCTATCCCACAATGTTGACATGGTAATAGTCTAGCAAGTTCTAGGAGTTTTTTGTTTCTATACATTTTCTTAGGTATTCGTTTTCTTCTCTTGTTTTCTTTAGCAACTGAGATAAATGGTGTGCTGTCTTTAGCATCTCGTTATACCTATTTAGGTATAAGTTGTAATTTGTAAAGTCCACTATTTTGTACCAATCCGTATAGAAATGTAAACTATGAGAAACACAATCAATGCCCAGATGTAAACAAAGTCGCTATCGAGCATGACTATCTTGTAAATTTATCCATATTTCTACTGGTTGCCTGTTCGCTTCTCCATGCCTCAAACTTCATTTGTGCAATAGCAAATTCTAACTTTAACAATGATCTAATTCTTGTTGTTTCTTTAATTTTTTGATTGTGGTCTTGATATTCTTTGCTGGCATACGCTTCTCTTTCTTGACCACCAATAGACTGCTCACCACTTTTTTTCATCATAATGGCTTTAACACTACTTTTTGAGCCTTCTAAACCAGCTAAATTGCCTTCTGCCTCACTTAGTGGTTCTTTTAAGCGTTCTAACTCATCAAATATTTGTTGCGGATCTATATCCATTTTCCTTTTTCCCCTTTATTTCCTTTTTGCCATTGCTCACCATACAACTTTAGTAACTCGCTATCAATTTGGTATTTTGATAGATATTCTCTAAACTTCTGCAAGCCCCACTCCTGTCTCCACTTGCACAACTGCCGAACTCCGCATTGTCTCATATGAGTTAATTCGTTCACCTATCCACCTCATTACTGGTACTGCCATAGAGTTGCCTAATGCTTTGTATCTATTGCCATCAACTGCTTTAGGTATATTTGTGTAGTTATCAGGAAAACCTTGCAATCTTTCACATTCAATAGGGGTAAGTCTGCGCACATCCATTCCTATCCTGACGCCGCCAACGCTTTCTAATACGCCTCCTTGTGGGCTTTTAATTGTTTGGCAAACATTTCCAGTTTCACAAAGATTGTAAGAATCTATGCCAACGACTTGCACAAATGGGATGTTACCACCCCCAGTACCCCAACTGCTTGTTACTGTTTGGCAAACATTTCCCATTTCTTTTACTCTACTGTCGGATGGGTGATTTTCATAGACAATGCTTTGTGTAACATTTCGGGTAATATTTTGTTTCTTTCTTTTGCCCTTCTCAAAATCCCTTGACAGGCTTTCGGACTCAAATAATACTTCTGCGGCAGATTTCCAATCTCCAAGATGTCCGACAACAAACACTCGTCTGCGTCTTTGTGCGACTCCGAAGTATTGAGCATCAAGCACCCTGTAGCTCCACCCATACCCGAGTTCGCCCAACGCACCGAGGAAGCTGCCAAAGTCTCGCCCCCCCCCGCTATTAAGGACACCTGGCACATTTTCCCAAATGAACCACTTGGGTCTAAAGTGGTCAAGAATTCCAACATAGGTGAGAGCAAGATTGCCTCTTGGATCTTCAAGTCCTTTCCTAAGTCCTGCAACAGAGAATGATTGGCAGGGAGTTCCTCCGACCAAAAGTCCGATTGGGTCATTTATTTGCCACTCCTTATATTTTGTCATATCGCCAAAGTTGGTTACTTGCGGATAATGATGTGCAAGAACCTGACTTGGGAATTTTTCTATCTCTGAGAATCCTACAGGTTTCCACCCCATGTGATGCCAAGCTACTGTAGCTGCCTCTATGCCAGAGCAGACTGATAGATAGTTCATGCGCCTACACCAACAGAGCCAATCTTACCCGACAGCCTAGCCCTAAACTGCGCGAAAGTTTCTCCGGCATATGGGTTTAATCCTAGTTCTCTGCCCTTGACTAATGTTAGTTCATCGCTTGCATACCAAGGTAAAGGTGGTCGCTTGTTTTCTTTCTGCTCAATTACAAGCTCATCCTCAAACCTCTCTTGGTTTAGCCAGGTAGAGGCATGAGGGATAAACTCCCAATCAGTACCCTTTGCTACCCAGTATTTTCGATGCTCTACTATTGCCTCTAGTGCTTTTTGTTGGTTGTCTAGACTTAGTTTTTCCCACGATCTTTTTGCTGTTAGCTTTCCGACCTTTTTTGGGTATTGCGACCAAAAGTTCTCGAATGTCATTTTCCCTTTTCCTTTCGTTTACTACTGTTTCCATTACTGCTGTAAAGCCTGCTTGCATTAAAAACTTATGACCAGCTTTATCCATCGTGAGTTCGCACTCTGCCGATCCATCTGGTAGTTCTTTAATTATATTAACTTGTATCTTCATCTATGAATACCTTTATGTTTTTATTAAAGTCTGCTTTCATAAGAACTGGCTTATTTAAGCAATCTAACATTTTATAGAGATTCTGCTTTACTTCTTCTAAGTCCTCTCCCATCACACCAACACCTCTAGCTGTGTACAGATAAGGCTCATGGTTCTTATCGTAAAAGACCTCGCATACCTCGACCCAAGGATCTCCATCGTTTTCATCTGAAAAGTCTACCACTCTATGATTCCAATGCATTATTTACTCGCCAAGATGTAAAGACCAACATTACTAAACGCATATCCTGTATATACAACTGCCATAGGCACATTCCCTTTTACTCCTTGCTCAATCCCAATATAAAGGTATATCAAGCCTGTAACAATAATAAGCCAAGCACTCACTTTTTCTTTCTTAACTCTATGTGCTTTTGTAAAATGTGCCAAAACTTAGATTTGATAATCATTTTTTCCCCTTTGTAACTTTAATAATCTTATACGAGTTCTACAAATAAGTCCTAAGTGTTTTCCCTAATGTAACATTAACAGATCATTAATTAACTTATAGGTAATGTTTATATAACAATATACAACTTGTAGGTAAATATTTAGATATCTATACATCTTGCATATATTTTATATATATCAATCTTAACTTGTATAAAAAAGTAGCTTTTGTATATATTTTGACAATACTCCACTAAAGGGTGATAGGCATTTATTCTGCCACCCTGACCCATCTGTTACCAGACTAGTCCTTCCTAAGATAATGTTCTACTCAATTGCAGATTAGCTCACCCATTTATCTACAATTTTGTGCAGTACCCATTTAAGTCTGCGAGGCTTGCCATCGGGTAATGAGCCTATCTTTTCTTCCACGCTGCCGATCTAAGCACTATGTTTCGCCTGGAGTGCGAACGCAGAAAACAAAAAACCCTTAAAGGATGTTCTGAGTTCGACCCTTTAGGAAAATGTGCTTGCATAACACTTTTCTAAAGCCTCAAAACACCCATTAAGGGTATCTTCCACAGGGTCGATCTGCGATAACTAAATTATAAACTAAAAAGCTGCTAAATTGCTAAGTCTTTATAAATCAACAACTAGGGATTCGCCTACTAAAATAGGCATTTGCCTACTAGAACTCAAACTCCTTATAGTCGTACCTCCCATTAGGTTTTTTAAACCAGCCAATTACAATAATTCTCCACTTAGACCTAATAAGTTCAGGGAGATATTCGCTTTCTTGGATCTTTTTAATTCTGGATGACATATTACTTTTGGATGTCATTTGTATACCTAAAGACTCTCCGTTTCCAATAGCCACCATGTCTAGTATGCCAAACATATCTTTTTTTCGTTTTGTAAAAGAGTTGTAGGATTCGACCACTTCGCATTTATATCCCTGAGACTCATATAGAGCCTTTGTACGCTGATTATAGTTAGGCAAGGTCTTCTTCTGTTATCTTGCCAAACGAGGCTTCTATGATGGCTTCGTGGTGTTTCTTGGGGATAGAGTTCCGCATAGACCAGGCATAGACAGTTACATACTTCATACCAAGGTGATGCGCGATGTCCTTATATGTGCCAAAGACCTCTAATAATTTGTCAAACTGTGGTGTTTTTGCAACAGTATTCATGTTATCTCCTTTTGTAGATCTTTGATTCTACATGAAATACATAGGTTTGTAGATATTAGGGTTTGTCCTAGTATAAATATTCTACAAATCTCTACAAATCATGTATAGTTTCTACATAAGCAATGTTGCTTATTTCTTTGAAAGGGAATTATGAAAGACTTTAAAGGTGAATGGAAAGATATATTTTGGGGTGCTGTGGCAGCTATCCTTATGCTTGCACCAGCAATGGTTGTGTATGTTTGGAAAACAGGGGGTGTATCGTGAGTAAATATGATAGTTGGTTAGAAGAACCATACCGGCAAATGGCGCAAGCTGATGACCATCAGGAATATGTATGGACTACCTATATGAAACAAGGTAAACCATGTGATCCGATGGATTTGGATAACTTCCAAGAGTATCTTGCAGATGCAACTGCGGATTACAAAGGTGCTGAGAAGTGGAAAAATTTGCGAGAGTATGCAGATCGTGGTGAATGGGAGAAGTTTGGTCGGGCTATTTATTTTCTAGTCCACGACCACATTGAAAACAAATTGATTGCGGAGGAAGAATAATGTCTAAATATTTAGAACTTAGGAATGTAGATGTATCGGACAAAATTGACAAGAAGAATGGACTAAGCTACCTTTCTTGGGCGTGGGCTGTGGATACATTGCTACAACACGATCCACAAGCTACTTGGTCGTATGGTCAGCCTGTATTGTTTGGTGAGACTGTAATGGTGTTTTGCACAGTCAATGCCTTTGGTAAGTCGATGACAGCGCAGTTGCCTGTTATGGACTATCGTAACAAAGCAGTACCTAATCCCGATGCGTTTGCAGTTAATACTGCGATGCAGAGATGCCTGGCTAAAGCAATTGCTCTACATGGTCTTGGTTTATCTCTTTATGTCGGTGAGGATTTGTGGGATGATATAGAGGTAGATTCTACAAAGTTTGTAGAAAAGATATTAGGTTCTCAGGACATCCCAGAGCTAAAGGTGAACTTTGCCCAAGCGTTTAAGGAAGTTGCCAAGGACAAAGAGGCGATGAAGAAGGTAAACGATGCCAAAGAAAAGCGGAAGGCAGAACTGAGTGAGACTAGCTGATGAGCAGCCAGACAATGTGTGCTTCGAGTGTGGGAAGGCTTGGGGTACACATCCACTCAAAAGTTCGGAAAACCACAGATCATGGATCGACCTATGCGATGTATGTTTAAAACTCACAGCCGTAGCAGATGCCTCGGAATATGGATATATGAAGGAAGGATGGGATGGAGAAAAAGTGGTGTAGTTCTTGTCAAGCTGATAGACCAAAAGCTGGTTTTAAGTTGGTAGCAGCAGGAAATCGGGTTCGACCAGTTATGAGATGGAAATGCGAACATTGTTTAAAACGAGAGTCGGAGAGACGATATGGAAAATGATTTTATTTATACACCAAGTTCTACAGATATTACGATTCGGTGGCGCAAAGTCTATGGTTATGTACCGGCAAGCGAACAGGCTAAGTACCAAAAGAAATGGTCTGAGTTTCGCGCATTGACAGCGAGGACTCTAGAGAATGTGGAGATACCAGAAATACCAGGAGTTGTGCAATGGAAAAAGTGGCAAAAGTCTTAGTAGGGATAGGTGTTTACATTTTGTTACCTTTTGCGATAATAAAGGTGTCTTGGGAACTAGCAACTTCTTGGATTGAGGAATTAATAAAATGAGAAACAAGCATTGTATGGAGGCTTTTTATAGAACCTTAAAGGAAGTAGATATTCCTTCTGGGCAGTCTATTATCTGTGAGCATTTCTTTGCTTCGGGTTGGGATGCAGCCATTGATGCCTTGTCTCTCGCATACCAAAGGCAGTTTGAAAATGATGGAGTCGATACACAGCTTATTCGCAGAGACCCCCAAGAACCTCTTGCCGATGACGATAAAGAATGATTGGTATCCTGTATGCTTTCATTCCAAATCAGATTATAGAAAATGGCAGTATTACAGGAGGGGATCAGGAGAGAGAGTTACAGTCTGCGATGATTGTAGTGATGAGTACCAAAAGAAAATGAAAGGGGAGAATCGGTGTTTTATAGCAGAGGCTATGCAACGATCAAAATATGTCTGAACCAGTATCTCAAGCAGTAATGACAATAACCGAGGTATCTCCATATCATTTTGCTATTGAGATTGAGGGGTCAGATTTATCTTTAGAAGTTTCACAGATTATGGTAAAGTTTCTGAATGACTGCTTACAGCAGATTCATGCGGATCAAAAAATCCATTGAAAGGGATTGTATGGAACAAAGAACAGAAGAATGGTTTGCTGCCAGATTAGGCAAGGTAACAGCTAGTCGGGTCGCAGATGTCTTAGCCAA